ATCTTCCGGTTGCGGCGTCGGTTGCGGTTGCAAGTTCTTGGATGGTGGCAACAAACCGGGCTGCTGCCGCGTTGATGTCTTGAGCGGACGCGGATTCAGAAACCGCCCCGGCGAACGTGGCCGCTGCCGATACTTCGTCTGCACCTGTAGCCGATTCGGCAACATCAGCGTTAATCGTGGCGGTCGTATCAACTGCGTCCGTGGCAGTGGCAGACTCATCAATGGAGGCCGCGAAGAGGAACGCTGATGCCACATCGTCTGCGGCTGTGCTCGACTCATCAACTGCTCCGGCAAACGTCTGGGCCGCAGAGATGTCGTCTGCGCCAGAGGCAGTCTCGGCAATGTCGGTTGCAAAAGTAACGGTAGCGGAGATCGCGTCCGTGCCCGTGGCGCTCTCAGAAACAACCGCCCCAAAGGTTGCGGCGGCATCAACTGTGTCTGTTCCTGTTGCGGATTCGTCAACCAACACCCCCAGGGTGTGAAGAGCGTTTACATCATCCGCGCCGGTGGCGGATTCATCAACGGCTGTAGCGAACGTGGCTGCTGCCGATACGGCGTCTGTTCCTGTCGCGGCCTCAGATACTGCTGCCGCAAAGGTAGACGATGCGCTAATCGCATCCGCGCCGGTGGCTGACTCGTCAACGTTGCCCGAGTAAACCTGCCCCGCGTCAACAGTGTCTGAACCCGTGGCGGATTCAGAGACGACCCCCGATATAAGGAGCGCAGCATCAGCCGCGTCGGTGCCAGTTGCCGCCTCGCTGACGGCGGCGTTGAGGGTGGCAATAGAGTCGTTGACATCGGTTCCAGTGCCTGACTCGGCAATGTCCCTGTCATAGACCGAATTACCCCATCCGGCCTGACCCCAGGTGCCAGAACCCCACCCTCCTTCTGCCACCACTCATCCTTACGCCGAGAGGCTGAAGGTGTAGGTCACGGCCAGAATGTCGCCCGACACAACTGAACGATCACCGGGGGAGGAGAAAGCCTTCTCAGAGAACAGCGTGCCCGTGGTGCCGCCCTTGGTGTCGTTTGATGTCAAGAACGCACCGCCCACCGTACCAGAGGCATTGATGGTGAAGTTGGCCGGGGTGCCCGAGTTGGTCACCACCGAAGGGTTGGCATTGGTTGCCGCCGTGAATGATGGCGACACCCGAGTAGAGTTGCTGTAGCCCGTGAACTCGGTCCATCCCTTGGAGGCCATCGTATCCGCAGCGTTGGTCGTCACGCCAGGGCCGGTGATCAGGCCGAGATACCACGTCGTGATCTGAGAGGTCGAAGTCAACGCCACGCCCGCCATGTACTGGAGGCCGACATTGACCACGAGGTTGTCTTCTTCGACAACCCACTTCAAGTTGCCGTCCTTATCACGGCACTCAACCTTGTAACGCCCAACGGCGCGGGCTTGCTCATGGCCTTGCGCCCCGGCAATCAGCCCAGTCGAAACAACATCTGCGGCCTTGGCCTTTTCGGTGGTCATTTGGTGCTCCTAATTGGAAGACCGGATCAAAGCACTGTTGGCGTCGTTGACCGGCATAACGATGGTGAAGGTGGTCGTCGAGGTCTTGTCTGACCCGAAGTCCAACACGGCGATGGAACGGTTGGCTTTACTGGAGTTGTAGATCAGAGCACACCGTGCTGTAAACGCGCCGGGGTTCCACTCCACATTGTCGAAGTCCACAAAAGCCGTGTACCCGGAACTGCTGATGGTCGTGCCAGTCAGCGTCTTGCCACCTGCCACATACCCAGTCCCCGTGATCTCTGCCGTGGTCGTATAGGTCGTGGTGTCTTCGTTCAGGTCGGCGTTGCCGTTGTACAAAGCAATCTTCAGGACATCCGTCGTCAGATCGTGGATGCCCTGATACAACTCCTTTTTGAAGGAGGTGGTCTGCGTTTGAACAATGGGCATTACTTGACCTCTACCCTAACCTGCCCGTTCCTGTAGGCATCCTGACGGTTCTTGCCATCACCCAGTTGCTTCAACAAAAGCAGAGACTGCGCGAACTGTTGCTCATACATGGCAACCACATCCGGCTCTTCCTTCATGAACCGAGCGGCTTCGACCATCACGCCGTTAAACAGCACAGAGTCAAAGTTGTCACCAAGCCACGAAGTACCGCTAGGATTAAGTACCGCATCTGCGATGGAAACGGGATAGTAGAAGTAGTGCAACTCCACCGACAGGCTGGCACTGGGGGTCGGACCAACAATGAACGTCAGTTCATTTGCATCATCTGACCGGGGGCCAAAGATGGCGTAGTACCTGGGCGTACCCGTACTGGTCGGAGTCGGATACGCCTGACGGATGAAGTTCACATCCTTGTCGAGCAGATACTCATAAGACCCATCCGCCAAGATAACCGCCAGGGAGAACACCGACAGAAAATCTGACGGGCACTGAAGGTACTTGTTGTTGGCCGTGAGCGTGCCGGTGACGTTCTTACGAAGCGACGGCAGTTGGACGGTGTTGTAGATTTTCTGTTCCGCCAACTGAGTCATAGTGGCGAAGTCAGTCGCGGAGAACGAGTTCTCCGTGTAATCCTCAACAGCAGTCTTCAACTCCGTGTAGTTCATAAGAACCTCAAGCCATCGGGCCGCGAGCCATCGTTCCCTTGGTGGCGCAACCGTTGCCACGGGTCTTGATACCCGAGGTCTTGGGGGCGGGGTTATAACCATCGCGGGTGATGTTGCCCACAGACATGTTCACCCGGTTGGCCGCAGTCGGCTCCGCCTGAGTACCGTTACCCAGGGCAACCTTGCCACCCTTCATGGTATGGGGCTCGGCGTAGACGGAGGCATCTCCGACTTCCTTGCCCATCATCTTTTTGCTGAACTTAGCCATTTCAGCCACCCTTCTTGTAGGTGAACGAAGACTTCTTCTGGTTGGCAACCTTGGCCAGACCGCGACCAAGTTCGCGCATCTGCTGATTGGTCTTGCCGCCCTTAGCCAACTTCTTGACGTTGGAATCGGGATGTGCCTCACCAGGGCCCTTAGCCATGTGTGCCTTCAATGCTTTCTTCGCGTCCATTTCGACTCCTTACGTCGTTTGGATGGTTACTGTACCAACAGACGTGGTTGCCACCAAGTAGTTTGGCGTCAGCCCCGCATCATTTGCTCTTGCCCCACCAACGGGGTTCCAACCCCACTGAATATCCCGTGAGCCTCCGGTCGGGAATCCCTGCTCAGGATTGGCAATATTGATCTCCAGACTGTTCGTTCCGGCAGTCCGGTACGTCGAGTCTCTACGGGGATTCCGAACCGCCTGGGGGTCATCAACGGGGTACATGCCCAGTTGCAACTGTGGGTGGTCTGGATCCCAACACTCTTCACAGACAAGCAGGTTGAACCGCTTGGTCTTAATAACTTCTTCCTTCAGGCGCTTCAGTTTGAACTGTTGTCCACAGCGATCACACATCGCAATGGACTTCTTGCCTGATGCAAAGCGATTCCCCATTTAGGTAGTCGCTCCGCCAATGAACTGCTGACGCGGGACAAACCGGATCGCGGCCTTTTCCCGATCCTCATCTGCGGCCAACTGCCACGCTTCATCGTATTGCTGCTTCAGCACGGGCAGGCGGTCATACGCTTCAGGGATCTTCATACCCATGTAGTACGACAGCCCCGCCACCATGCAGGGGATGAAGCGGAAGGGCACATCAGCCACATCCACGCCCTGACCGGCGTCCTGCGTCCGGCGCAGTCTCCAGTAAACCAGGGTGTAGGTGGTCGAGTTGTCCGGCACCGGCCATACCGTCACACAGGGAACCTGCGCCCAGTACACCGTGGTACCCGAGGTATGACTGGCAGGTGTTGTGCCTTGCTGGCCACGGAAGCAGTTGTACAGCGTGTTGCCCGTGATGTACCCGTAGACGATGACTTCGTTGTCGATCTTGATGAACCCTTGAGCGGGCAGTCCGGCAGTCGAAGACAAGGTGATCGTGGTGGCACTTGCCGTGATCGTAGACGGCAGAGTTGCCCCAATAGGGCTGTCCATCCCGTTGTTGCGCTGTACCAGAATCTGGATCGGGCGCGAGGTGGTCAACTTGTTCGGGATCGTGGCGTACGTAGAGATACTGATCCGCGTGATGTTCAGGTCGGCCTGATTGCTGCTGCTGTTGGCCTGCGTGCGAATCTGGTGCTCAAGCAGGTCCACCGTGTCGTTGGGCAGCGCATACGTCATCTGGTTGTAGGTCAGGGTGATCGTCCCCTGCTCCATCGTCCACATGTTGATGCCACGATTTGCCCAGTCGGCAAAGAGCAGGTTCAGACTGCGA